TCAAGGATGTGCCGACCTTTGGGGATTTCGTGGCCGAGCGCTATCTGCCCTACGCCAAGACGAGGAAGCGCAGTTGGGAGACGGATGAGACGATGCTGCGCAATCACCTGCTGCCGGTGTTTGCCGATTTCCGGATGAACCGGATCACCCGCTCCGATGTGGTGGCCTTCCACCACGCGGTGTTCGAGAAGGGTTACGCGGCCGGCACCTGCAACCGGATGATCGTGCTGATGAAGTTCATCTACAACTGCGCGATCCGCTGGGACATCTTGCCGCCCAAGGGCAACCCCTGCGATGGCGTGGAGCCCTTTGAGGACCACGGGGCACGGGAGCGGTACCTGACCACCGAGGAGGTGCAGCGGCTGTTTGACGAGCTGGACACCAACCGCAATGTGCAGGTGGGCCAGGTGATCCGGCTGCTGCTCTACACCGGTGCCCGCAAGCGGGAGATCCTGGATGCCCGGTGGGATGAGATCGACTGGAACCGGCGTTTGCTGATGATTCCGGCGGCGCGATCGAAGTCCAAGAAGGTGCATTACATCCCGCTGTCGGATGCGGCGGTGGAATTGCTGCAGTCGCTGCCCCGGCAAGACGACATTCCCTGGGTGTTTTTCAATCCGAAGACCAAAAAGCCGCCGGTATCGATCTTCTACGCCTGGGACTCGATCAGGAAGAAGGTGGGCTTGGGCGAAGTGCGGTTGCACGACCTGCGCCACAGCTACGCAAGCTTCCTGGTCAATGCCGGGCGGTCGCTGTACGAGGTGCAGAAGCTCCTCGGGCACCACGATCCGAAGGTAACGATGCGCTACGCGCACCTGTCGCCGCAGGCGATGCTCGAGGCAGTCAATGTGGTGGGGAATGTCGTGGGGCGGAGGTCGGTGGTGGCGGCCAACAATGGAGCACCGCAGGTCGCGGCTACGGCGTGACCTGCCGAGCTCCCGCGTCAGCGCGGAAGTAGCCGTCCCAAAACCGCAGCGCCTCTTCGAACAGTTCGTTCAAGGGGCGCTGCTCTCCTCCCTCCAAGGTCACGATGTACTCAGCCGGGTGTTCAGAAACCGGGCCGCCCGGCCCGAAGTAGAACGTGGCACCCAGCATCTCCACATCTGTCGCCGCCACTTTGCCTTGCGGCTTGGTTATTCGAGCGTGCTTGTACAGCGTGGTGATGTCGTGCATCACCCCCAAGGCTGGACACTGCTGGCGCAAGGTGGCTTGAAGATCGGACTTCTGCTGGCACTGTGGATTCAAGCGTGGGTCCTCGAAGATCCAGTCGATCAGGTGCCACAGCGACGCAGCCAAGTTGAAGGCTTCCCTGGCCGTTGGATGCTGGCGGTAGTGCAGCGCGTTCGGGCGCACTACTTCTTGCCAAAAGTGCCCTGCGCTGGTGATGCCCAGGACTTCAGTTACCCCGGAAGCCATTACGCAGGCATCTCACCGACAGCCAAGAATTGCTCTTGGGGATCTTGGCGCAAGCTGATGTATTCGGCACGCCACTGATCCACTTTGCGCAAATCGGATAACGGAAAGCGAATGTCTGCTACTGCTTCACAAGACTCCAGAGCGATCTCAGTTGCTGCATCTGGAGGACCATAAGCCGACTGGAAAATCTCCCTAATCTCAGAGACCACGTCTTCAGCAGCCAATCTCGCAGGCTGTCCACCTTCACTGGCGTCATAGACAACAGTAATCCTCAGGTCGTAAGGCGTTCCATCCGTGAGCTCCGCTGCGCGGTTTTCACCCAAGTCAAAAAACACCCCGACCAAATGGGCGCTCACTTTTTCAAGAGCCTTTCCCAGTCGATCTTCTACCGTCTCCTTCTTACCAACATTTTTGCGCAGATGCGTTTCAAACGCGTTCGGAAAAGCTGGGCGACCGTAGCGTGCTGCCAGCCATTGCTTGAGTGCGCGCTTCTCCTCGTCAGACAAAACCCAGCTACTGTCTGGCTTGGCAGCGGCGATCCGCGATTTGCAAATGGATTGCCTAGCCGTTATCTGCAGGTCAAGAAACTGCTGGGTACCAGACGGCGTACCGAAAGCCAAGTGGAGGCGCCGAACATTACGAGCACGCGCGAACTGCTTGTTCAGTTTGTCGACCACATCTCCGACCATAACCTCGACTTCGGGCTCTCTGTCATTCGTCAGATCACAGTCGTGCGTAATGACTAGAGCCCGCTTGAGGCTCGAGGAAGTCTCATCGAATAAGCCGGCCGCGATGGCGTCCGCCTGGGCAATTACGCTGCCCTGCCTCCAAGGCGTGTCACGTCCGAGCATAGTTCTCCCTTACACATCTTCGCGCGACGCGGGAATTGACTGAGAGGTCTGCCAATCTGAAGTTGGCTTTGCCTTGGATTTGGCCAGTCCAGACCGCTCATAGGCACGCTCCATCGCACGCGATTCGGCAATCAGGGCATCCACGGCCTCATGCCAATCATCTCCGGCCTTTACGATATCCATTAGAGACCGGTCACCAAAGGTCTTCATTTTGAGAAGGCTGCCAGCACGTGCCACACGGGCATCTTTGAAAGCATCAGCGATCTGACTGAGCGCCTGAACACGTGCCAACTTTTCGGGCTCAGGCTTCGAGTCGTTCGACAGCCACTTGTAAATAGCCTGCCTGGAAACATCAAAAACGGATGCCAAGTCTGAAACAGCAGGGTTTAGTACCGTGCGGATGTTTTCCAGATGCTCAAGCGGAGTACGAACATCAATTCGTTCAGAACCATTACCCTGAATACCCATTTCCGGAATGAACGGAACTCGGTGTTGAAGGTGCAGTCGCCACGTGTCCAAGCGATCCATTGCATAAGCACTGCCAGTGCCTACAAGCATCACGACAAAAGCGGTCTGTGCAACGCTGCGCAAAGGCAGTCGTGGATTTATACCCACTGTGTGGTTTGCGTACATATCCAACCCTCCTCTAATCAGCGCCAGACTTCTGCAGCGTAAGGCGTAATGGTTGCCTCGAAAGATTGCTTGACCCCCGTGTGCAGCGACGCCAACTGCGCCTTGATCTTCTCAAAATCAATAGGCATTCTGCCTTCAACATAGTGATCGGTATCAATCACAGCGTGGGAGATCGTGTCGCTCCTCTGGAAGCGAGGCATTGGCTGCAGCCCGTGGGGAATCAGATCTGGCGGATAGCCAAGAGGAGACGTCGCACGATACACACGTGCAACCAAAGTCCCTGATTTCACCAGTGGCCCTGTTTCTGTCTCAAAAACAGACTCGCTCATCGCGTAACGCTGCTTTGCACCGAATGTCACGCCCTGCAAACCATCAGCCAAATACTGGGAAACCTGCTCATCTTCGCCGGGAATCACTGCATCGAGATAACGCAGGCCCAGTCGAGCAATGTGATCCAGCAAAACCACTTTGTGAACAGCTTGCAATCCCTGCACCAACTCTGGCAAGAACTCGTTCCGAGTTTCATAGTGAGTTGTGTGGTAAGCAAGAGAGGATGAGCCCAAAATAAAACCAGCAGTCCGATCAGCCTTTGAAATCAGCCAATTGGTAACCTTCATTAACTCGGGATTAGTCGGCGCTTGCCCAGCAGCCCCCACGAACTGCAGTTGCGTGATTTCCTGCGGCTCAAAAAGGGTATACCCCTCCCGACGCAGGATGTCTTGAATCTCGTCGACGTACTTTGCCATGGCAGCCACGGGATTAAACTGCGCTTGAGCCAGTGCGTAATAAACAGGCGCTTTGGTCATTTTCACGCGTTCTCTCCTTTGGTTGGTTGCCTAGCAAGCTGCCGCCCTGGTTGTCACAGGGGTTGTCAGTTTACACCATGGTTGACACGAATTCAATGCGAACCGTTCAACGCCACGAAGTCTCGGACACCACAAACGCAAAAATCCCCCGACCCCACCGCCGGCAAAGGCAGTGAGATCGGGGGATCGTCGTTGCAGGTTGTCGTGCCCGGCTGCACCGGTCACCGGGCTGGCCCACGCCACTTGTCGAAGCTGCGCGCCCCGGTGTAGCCGAGGTAGCCAGCACCGAACAGCCACCACAGGCTCTCGGGCACCGCGCCCAGCAGCTTGTTCAGGTTCTCCGCTGCCTGGAAGACGTGCGTCGGCCACCAGATGCCCAGGATGCTGCCTGCGACGCAAAGCAAGATCACGCCGTAGATCACGTAAAGGAAAGTCGGCCGTGCCCGGCTGGTCCAGGGGTCGGGCGAGTTGGCCTCGGCTAGGATCGCCGACAGGCTGGTCTGCATCTCCTGCAGGGCCAGCTGGCCTTCCGTCTGCAGCAGCGCGAGCTTGGCTTTCTCACGTTCGGCCGGTCCGGCACCAGGCGGTCGATCAGGCGACTGCCGGCTTCCAGCAAGCCTGGCGCCAAGGCGGTGAGCAATGGCGTCATACCGTTCCCTCAACGAATTCGGCCATCCGGTTCATCCAGCCAGCGGCGACGCCGACTGCCTGGGGTCGTTGGTGATCAACCGTCCGAGGTGACGCAGGCGCTGGCCCAGCACCTTGCCATAGAGCACACCTTGGTCGGCGGTTACGAGCGCTGCGCGGGTTTTGGGACCGATCACGCCGTCGGCCGTGACGCCGAGCGCAGACTGCAGCCATTGCACCGCTCGTTTGGGGCCGGAATTCACCCCGGCGTCCACCAGCAGATGCAGCAATCCCGGATGGGTGATGGCCTCGAACCCGGGACCGGTGATGTACTGCTGGCGGTAGATGGCACGGGCTTCGGTCTCTGTCAGGGCTTGCACCTCTGCTGCCGTGGCAGCACGACCCAGCTTGCGCCAGGCCCCCAGTGTCTGCGCTGTGATACCGAAGTTGGTCGCGCCGCCCCGGTCAGCGGGGTGATTCACGTAGCCGCCTTCACGGCGGATGATCTCGTCGAGGATGGTGTCGATGGGGTTCATGACCGCTCCTTGCTGGTGGAATTACCCAAGCGCGTCTGCGCCCAGCGCTCCAGTTGGTAGATGGCCTGGCTACCCATGTGGCCGGAGATACCGACCAGCGCAGCGGTGACCAGGGGATTGAACTGCGCGGCCTCGCACAGCCAGAAGGTGATGAGCCCGGCAAACGCCGAGGTGGCGATCTCGCCGATGAGCTCCACCACGTTGAAAGCCCGGGTCTCGCCGGACTTCACCTTGCGATAGAAATTGACGAGGCCACCCCAGGCGGCCAGACCGGTCACCCACAGATAGGTGATCAGGCCGTAGGTCGAAGGATCTTTGTCTGGCACGGTGGCCTCCTTACTCGGTTGCAGTGATGGGAACGGGGGCGGCGGTGAAGCGCTCGCACTCGACCTGTGTCGTGTAGCCCTGGGCGCCCAGGCGGTGCTCGACGCGCTTGATGCGCCAGTCGGTGGGGATGCCGGGTCGCAGCGTGATGGACAGCCGGCCTTCTGCCGCCAGCCTCGGATCGCCTGGCAGGCTGAAACTCAACTCACCCTGGCCGCGCTCACCGGTGTTCTTGCGGGTGGCCGCCGCCGCCTTGGCTTCCGCTTCGGTGGCGTGGACGTAGCGGATTTCCTCGAAGGGCGGTGATCCGGTGGTGACTTCCTGACGCTCGCCTTTCTCAAAGTCCCACCAGTACGCCTTGGTGCCACCGGTGCTGACCTGCGGCGGGGATTGGCCGCTTTCTCCCTGGGCGCTACCCGTGCCGGCCGGCTTGCGGGCGCTGTGCTGGTAGCGCCACTGCGCCAGTTGCTCGGGTTCGAGCTGTAGCGTCGGCAGTGTCTGACCGGTGATGGTCTTGGCCGCGCCCTGGCGGGCGAGCACCAGGAAACCTGCTACGGGCTTGGCCACGGCGTCGTGCTTGGCAGCCAGTCGTGTCAGCAGCGCCATGTCCGACTCGGCGGTCTGGTCCAGATGGGGAACGGCGATGGCGCCCAGTTCAGGATCGATCTTGGCCTGGTAGCGGTGCTCAGCCGCAATGGCGCTGACCAAGGCCCCGAGCGTCGTTTCCTCCCAGGAGCGCGTCTTGGGACTGCGAAACGGCCCGACCATGTCGGCCGCCTTGGCGGAGACGGACAGCGTCGCTGGGGGCGAACGGATCTCGATCTCATCGACGATGAACTTACCCATCGCCACCCAGGCGCGGCCTGCGTAGGACAGCGAGACTTCGAGCACCGTGCCGATCTTGGGCAGTTGGGCAATGGCACCATCCGCACGCCGCCGGTCATCCAGCGTCAGGCGCAGGGCGTCGGAGGACAGGCCCGCTTCGTCGGTGACAACGAGTTCGAGCAACCGGTCGGCCACGGCGCGGGTGATATCGGTGCGGTCCGCGAGGATCAGGAAGGTGGGTTGCATCGTGCGTCTCCTCTACGACCAGATCCGGACCAGCGGCAGCACGGGCTGGTCGTGGAGTGCGGGCATCAACACCGGCGTGCCTCCCGGTAGGCGCAGCATCTGAGCGACTGGCAGGCGCGCCAGTTGCCGGTTGGCTTCCAGCACCAGCGACAGCACGTCGAGGCGGCCGTAGTGCCGCCAGACCAGGGCATCGAGCATCTCGCCTTCGCGGGCGGTGACCACTTGGGCATCGAACTTTCTGCGGCTCATGGCAAGGCCTCCTGCAACCAGACCAGGGCGGTCTGGGTTTTTTCCAGCAAAGCGATGAGCTCGCCGGCGATCTCGCTGTGGCTCTGGCTGTAGAGCACCGGATCAGTGCGTGCCTGGATCTGACTGGCGGTGGTCCACAGCGCATTGATCGCGGCGAGCAAGGCGGTGATCTGTGCGTCCAGTGCAGCAGCGGAGGTCAGTGGTGCGTTGGCGGCGCTGATCACCTGCTGGACCAGCGGATCGATGACGGGGATCGTCAGCCCGGCCGACATCAGCTGGCTGTGCAGGCCATTGAGACTGGCGCTAAAGCTCGAGAGCAGTTCCTTCAGGGCTGTGTGGATCGAAGTCACCGTAGTGACTTCACTGGCGGTGCCCGTTTCTTCCAGCAAGCCGGGCAACGATCCGAGCAGGTCATCAATGGTGCCAATGGGGTCGGTGAGCACCGAGTCGATGAGCGAGAGCACGGCAAACGGACTCCAGCCGCCCGAGTAATCGGTGACGGTCTCATCCTCGCCATAGGCCTTGAGCTTGACCTCAAACCCCACCCGGCGTGGCTGGCCGTCGTCCATCAGCACGCTGCGGGTGTCGCCGACCTCGACGATCACCCACGATCCCCACACTCGGCCCAGGCCATCGACCAGTTGCAGGGGCTTGCCCAGATCGGCGAGCGCGCGCATCTCCTCCACCTGCGCAAGACCGGCATCGAACCCCGGAAAGAGCACGCCCTGCAGCCGAATCTCGACCGGATCGCGGCCAGTGAACTGCAGCGCGGGTTCGCGCCCGATACGCGCCTGTTCAGGCCAGCGCCAGGACTGGCTCATGGCCAGGCTCTGGTAGGTCGCGTGGCCCATCTCAAAACGAAACGGCCCCAGGGCCAACATCACGCGTTCGGCCATGGCGAACCTCCGCAACAGGAAAGAAGCAAATCAGTCGTGCAATGCCGCGCTGGAGCCGCGCAGGGCCTCCCGGATCAGGCTGCGTAGCCGACTGTCGAGCAGATCGACCAGGGCCTGCGGGTCGCTGCCTGCAGGTGCATGGATAGTGATCTGCGGGGCGAAGTGGATCGAGGGCGTGCCTGGAGCCGCTGGAGCCCCGGGCATGGACGCTGCTGCTGGCGGCGTGCCCACCGGCATAGGCGTCACCCCAGGCGGCATCGCTGCACGAGACTGCTCGTTTGCCGAGACTGGCTGGGCACGTGCCGGAGCCACCACATCACCCGGCCCACCTTTGGCCGGTGGCACTTGCGGGGCAGGCATCTCCTCCCACACCGGCCGCAACGTCGGCACGGGCACATCGATCCGAGCAGGTAGCGCCAAGCCCAGAGACGGCCAATCAGATGACGGCAGCCGCAGACCCGGTTGACCCACCGGTGCAGCGGGTTCAGGTGCGGCGGTGGCAAACGAAGGCGCCGGCCTCGGCATGACCACCGGCGGCAGGACAGGCGCCCCAAGCGATGGCGACGGCACAGTCGGCACACCCGGTTCCGGCGGCACCACTTCAGGGTTGGCCAGCGACAGCGGCACCGCCTGCAGCGACTGCGCCAGCTGCCCGACTTCATTCACTACCGCCGGCCCAGCCGCCGCCACCCCTTGCGCCAGACCGAGCGACAGTGCACTGCCCAGCGTGGCAAACACCCGCGACGGACTGTGGATACCCAACATCGCTTTGAAGCGGTCGCGCACCCCTGCCGCCACTTCACCCACGGCGGCTACGGCCTGCTCTGCAGCATTGCGCACGCCTTGGGCGAGGCCTTGCAGCATCGCACTGCCGAGGCTCATGAACTGGCCGGGCAGATCACGCAACGCTGTCAGCATCGAACCGATCACCGACTGCAATGCCTGCAAGGGCGCGAAAGAACCCAGCGCCAAAGTCAGTTGCTGCCAGGCCGACTGCGCGCCACTCACCACGCTGGCCCACAAGCTGCCAAAGAAGCCCGAGAGCGGTTGCCAGGCGGCTTGGAGTGCAGCCAAGGGCGAGAACGACACCAGCCACCGAAAGCCCGCCATCACCCAGCCCACCAGGGTGCCCACGGCACGGATCGGGAAGGTCAATGCCGTAAAAGCCGTACTCAATACGCGGCCGATCACCGACCCGAGGGAATGGCCCGAGGCCGAGAGGCTGTCGAATTCATCCCTGGAGAGCGTCACCGGCGCGAGCAGTTCGCCCACCCAGCCGACCAGGCCGCTGACTGCATCGGCGACAACCCCGAAGACCGACGCCACCGCCTGACCAATCGGTGCCAGCGGGGCCAGGGCCGTGGAGAGACTCGTGATGGCCGGCTGCAGCGCCGAGCCGATGCCTTGAAACACGCCACCGACATAGGCAGCAATGGGGTCCCAGTATTTGCGGATCACCAGCGCCAGACCGGCAACGGTGGCACCGATCCCGACCACAATCCAGGTGATCGGGTTGGCGAGCAGCGCGGCCGTCGTTGCACCAATCGCCGGCAACATCGACCAAAAGGCCAGCGCAGCGGATTTGATCGGGGCGATCAAACCGAGGGCACCCGTCTGAATGCGGCTCCAGGCGAGCGACAGAATACCCGCACTGGTTCCGGTGGCCGTCGCCTGCACTTGCAACAACGCTAGACCGGCCCGCGCCGATTGAAACGCCACCTGCGCTCCGAGGATCGGCCCCTTCACGAAGGTCCACGCGTAACCGAGTGCGATGGTGGCCACCTTCAAGCCCAGCACGGCACCCACGGTGCCCACCACCACTTGCGTCACGATGGGAAACCGTTCTGCCAGACTGGCCAGACTGTCGATGGGTCCCATCAGCGCGCCCACCAGGTTGTTCAAGGCCGGCAGCAGCGCATTGCCCACCGTGATGCCGAGCTGGCTCATCTGGTTCTTGAGGAGTTGCAGGTTGTTGGCGGTGGTCGCCGAACGGGATTCGTACTCCTTTTGCATCGAGCCCGCATAGGCGGTCTGATCGGCGACCAAGCCCACCGCCTTCTCGTAGGTCTCCATCGAGCCCACCAGCTTGGCGATGTCGTCGGCGTACTCCATGCCGAAGAGATCCGACAGCGTGCCCATCAGATCCGGGGCCTTCTTCACTTGCTGCAGGAAGGTGGTCAGCGCGCCTTGCGCATCGCGCTGGATCATCTTCTTCATGACCTCAGCGGACAGCCCAATGTCCTGCAGACCCTGCTGGAACTTCTCGTTCTGCTTGTCGGCGGTGGCCAACTTCATCAAGAGCGCATTGATGCCGGTGGCGGCGACTTCGGGTGGGGTCTTCAACGCCAAGAAGGTCGCCCCCAGTGCATTCAGCTGTGCCCCGGACAGGCCGAAGAGTTTCGCCGTCGAGCCCGCCCGGTTGGCGATGTTCAACAGATCGGATGCCTTGGCATCCATGTTGTTCGAGAGGTGATTGATGGCGTCCCCGAGCTTCACCACCTCGTCCTGGGTCAATCCGAAGATCGAGCGCAGGCCCGTCATGGCGGCACCTGCCTGCTGCCCCGACAGATCGAAGGCTACGCCCATCTTGGCGGCGTCCTCGGCAAAGCGCACCAACTCCTCGCGGGCGATACCGGCCTGACCGGCCGCCGCGACGATGGCGCCGATGCCGTCGGCCGCCCATCGGGGTGCGGGTCGACATCAAGAGCACATCTTTGGACATCTGCCCGAATTGATCGG